TTAAAGTTTGTTTCTATTGTTTCGCCCCTCATTAAAATTCGGGTTCCTAGGATCATACAGGGAATTAGATCCATAACTTAAGGTGAAGTGATAGTACTTGAAATCCCATCCACCGTCCTCAGTCGCATCATAAACCTTCGACTTGAACAGATTGAATTCTTTATGAGTTTCAAAAAATATGCTGGCCAGGTCTTTGATTTCTTCCTGCTTGAGCTCTTCTTTTCCTCCAAGAATGACAATCTCGTCTTGTTCTGGAATGTGTAAAATCTGGTGGTCTTTGTACGCTATCGATTTCATAATACAAATTATTTTGTGATTAATATGACACAAATGTAAATCATATTGGTATTAATACCAAATCATTTTGTTAGTATTTCTATTTTTATACAATTTTGATTTGTATATTTGATCTTACACAAACTTTGAAATATGGAACTACTAAGACTAAAAGAGCTTCTAAAGGAAAGAGGCATATCAGGAAGAGAATTCGCTGAAGCAATGGGAGTAAGTACAAATACGGCTTCAAATCTCATTAATGGAAAATCTTTTCCGGCGGGAAAGGATCTAAAAGCAATCGCCGAATATCTAGACGTAGACATCCGGGATTTGTTCATCCCAACCAAAAGCCAGCCAGGCAAAGCGATCTACATTGAAAAGGACGGGAAGTTCATAAACATTGGCGAAATCAATCCTGAGCGCTTGGACGAAGGTTCGGTTGCAGGTTAGACGAATCAAGAAACGTAATATATTATATTACTTTTTAAATCTTAACTATGGAATACTTAAACAATTTTACCCCATCATCGATGCTACTGGAGGAGATCAGTAGCCACAAAGAATTCACACGAGGAATTATTCTCGATACTATTATAGATCAAAGAGCTCAAGATAAAAGTGCCAAAGGGATAGATATATCCTTTGATCCTGATAAGGTAGTTTTTGAAGGTCCAGAGGTCGGTATAGAATTTATTGACGAAAGCACTAACGAACCTAAAAAGGTGAAATTTGATGCTGTTGTTCTATCGGATGGCGATCAACCTGGTTTTACTGCTCTTGAAATGTTTCAACACATCCTAAGCTTTGAAGTTAAGTTAAACGGTGAGTCTTGTTCTTTTAAACATATTGAATATGTTAGAGATGTTCCCTGGGGAGGAAGGTTAATCCCACTTTACAAAGTACATTTCGGACTTAAATATTAATTGTTATGGATGCAGAGAGTGCTTACGAATTTTTAAAACCTGTTCTGGATCAAATGGATATTTCAGAGAGGGAGAAGTTGAAGCGTCTTATGTTCGGTGAAGATGAAAAGCTAATACCCGGCAACAAGAAGTCAAAAAAGGAGCTGGAGAAAGAAAAGGAATTGAAGGACATAGCTATAATGAAAAGAAAACTTCTGAAAACCGGACTTTTTAAAAATTGAAAGAATTTTTCTTACAGGCTTATTCTATATAATAATTCGCTAAATTTGAACTAATTAGAAAAGTTCATTTTAGGATTTTGGTGTTTAGTAGAAACCCGGTAGCATTGCTTTCCGGGTTTTTTATTTTGAATGTTTTCTATCTAAAACGAGGCGGTTTTTTAGAACGGACTTTTTTAGGATCTTTTTCAGTCTGAGATTCCTGATCCTTTGGCTTTCCCTCCCGTGCTTCTCTTTGCTTTTTAATCTTCTCAGCAGCTCTATCTCCTTTTTCTTTTCGCTGCCTTTTCACCCTATCCCAGAGTGATTCCTTCGGTTTTGGCGTAGGCTTAGGTTTGACCGTTTTCGGCTTTTGAGCAAAGGCCGTTTTAACTATAGGCTTCTTTTTTACTTTTTTAGTAAGAGCAGCCTTTGGTTTTGCCGGAGATTTGGAAGATCCTCCAATTGCGGTTAACCTTTCTTGGAATTTACTCTTGTCCTTTTCTAATTCCTTTTTGTTGATATTGCCGGAATTAATGTTTACCAACATTTTCCCGAAAAGTGATGCTAATGATTCGTTCTTGTCTGACATGATAATTTGTTTTTAATTGATGAATAAATAAACCCCGGCCGGAACCGGGGCTGTTGTTTTATGTAAGAGAGTATGGATTAATATCCCTTATTTTAGGACTTGATGTAAAATAATGCTTGCTATGTACAAGATCTTGCCCGGCAGGAGAAGCTAAACCGGGATGCATATTTGCCAAGGTCCAGGCTGGTTTTCCTCCAATTTCCTGTATTTCTTTTGCTAACTGGATAAACTCAGAAAGTTTTTCATATATCGGCACATCTTCCTCACGAACGTACTTTTTGAAATCTTCTTCATCTGCAGTAAAAGTCACTTCAGATTTTCCAATTTCATACTGGTGCGGTGCAAGAAAGTTAAAAGCCACCTTAGCCGCTTTGTAATGAGATTCAAAGGCCGAATTATTCCAAGCGGTCATTTCTATGGCCTTTTCTTTTTGAATAGGTGCATTACCATACTGAAGCCCGTATTTCTTCCAGTACTGATCTATACAGTATTGTTTCGGGTTTTGGTAGAAAGCTTTAAGATCTTCTATTTTGATCTGTAAAGTTTCCTCACAATATTCTACTAAAGATTGCAGGGCCGCTTTTGCTTTTTCCTGATTCTGTACTAGCTCCTTAAAAGCTTTTTCATTGAATTCTAATAAGATTTTTTGATTACTCATTGTTCTGGGTTTTGATAGTTATTAAAAATTAAAATTGATTACTTGGGTTCAATACGGTACTACTCCAATAAAGGAGCTGTGAACCCCTGTATTTTAAGACGGTACCGTCCATAGTTGACAAAATGGTTGATTTTCGAAAGCTTTTTAGTGGTAAGATCAAAAGTCCGCACCTCTTTCCACTTTAGCAGTCTGATCTGCAACTTCAGTCACTCGGTCAACCGGCACCACTATTTTGAGTGAATTGATATTTTGGGAAACATAAGAACCAACAGCCTCACCCATTTTGGAATAGTCTAGTTTAAATGATCTTGAGTTTCCTGTTTGGGCAATCCGTGGTACTACTCCGCCATTGTTAGCATACGTTACCGGCTGGGAAAGGCTCACCCCTCCATGCTTCTGGTTTAATGCAGAAAGAACAGCAAGCTCTTTCGAGGCTTCGCGCTTTAGGATTACCATTTTTTCACCTGCTTCGGCTTCTACTACAGGATTCCCGGCACCATCGTAAAAAGTAGTACCTCCCTGAGAGTGACGTCGGCCTCCAATATCCAGCACTGCACCTTTTTCCGCTTTAGGTGCTTTAGGGGTTTTGGTGGAAGTTATATTCTTCACCGCTGCAAATCCGGTTGCAGCCGTTGTGGCAGCGGCTGCAAGGTTGGCTGGAAATGGTAAGGTTAAAGCTTTAGTAATTCCCAGATAAGTATTAACAAGAGCTTGTGCTAACGCAAAAGCTTTTCCTGCTTTACTTTCTTCTCCCAATAATTTTGACATTGCACCAAAAGTATCTGCGGCCATGGAAAGTTTAGCATCTTGAACCGCCTTTTCATTGTCAACAATTAGCTTGTCAAACTTTTCATTAATGAGAACTTTATTAGCTCCAGTTTTTTCAGCAGCTTCAAGCTCCATCTGTCTTTGCTGTTCAAGGCGCTCACGTTCCAGATCCATTTTTGCAAAGAAGTTTTCTTCTTCAATGGCCAGTTTATTCTGCAAGTCAGTGGCCTCGGCTTCTGCCTTTAGTTGAGCCTCTTCTTTTAACCTGTCTTGCTTTTCCTTTTGGATTCGTAGTTCTTCATTTGCATGATCCTTGGCTAACTGCTGTTGCTTATCCAGGAATTCATTTTTGGTTTGAAGTACTTGTAGTTCATATTCTGAATACGTAACCTTCTTGGCTTCCAATTCCTCCTGGAGAATAGCCAGTTTCTTATCCCGGACTTCTTCTTCAATTTTGATACTTTCAGCCAGGCTATCAGCTTTGCCCTTGTTCTCTTCGATGAAAATCTCAAGTCTCGTTTTGCTTTCGGAAATGGCGGCCTCGGTGGCAGCTTTGGCGGCTTCAATTCTTTCTTTCTGGGCTTCGATTGCAGCATCCCGTATGGCTTTTGCTTCCGCTCGCTCCTGTGCTGCTGCTTCTTTACGAATCGCGTTAAGCTTATTCTGGTTCGTTGTTTGAACTTCTAAAGATCTGGTTTGGACATCAAACAAACTTCCTATAGCGGTTTCAAATTCCTTTAAATCGGCTACAGTACTTTCAGATATTCCCAAGTCGTTTAAATTCTCAACCCCGGCCTCTCCAATCTCTTCGATTTTCTTTCTGGCTTCATCTGTAACCTCTGCAAACCCAAGCATTGCAGCAACTCTTTTTTCTTGATTGGCTACTTCTTCCGCTACTAATCCCTGTTCAATTTTAGAAAACTTCTCAGCTGCTTTTAATCGTTCTTCTTGCGTTTTGGTTTGATCTTCTACAGTTTTATTAAGATCTCTCAATTCTTTATTCGCGGCTTTTCTTCTTATACTTAGATTGATCTCAGCACGTTCTACATCTTGAAAAACTTTCTCTAACTTCATAGCCAGGTTAATCTCCCTTTGTATCTCGTCACCCATTCCCTCAAAAGATTTCGTCATTCCCTCAATACCGCCTTTGATATCCCCGGAAAGAAACTTCATAAGAGCACCTCCAAATTTGGCAACCCTATCAATAACTACATCAAAGGCAGCACCGGCACCGGCAAGAACTTTATTTACTAAATCAATTCCTGCCTGTGTTTTGGATAGGTAAGCAATAAGGGAACCCACCACAACCACGAAAGCACCGATACCTGTTGCTATTAAAGCAAGCTTCAATATTTTTAAACCCGCTGCCAAAGTCGTTGAAGTCAAATGAGCGGCTACCTGGGCTTTTGACATCCCATAAGTTTCTGCAGTCGCTTTCTTATAATCCTTTTTGACTTGCTTTAAGTTGGTAGAGACGAAGTTAATGATATGACCACCGGCACTGGTTACCTGGTTTACCTTTTGCTGGGCTTGGCCAAAGATTCCGAGTTCACCCAGAGCGGATTTAATAGCATCCTCATATCCACCTATATTTATTTTGTCTCTCTCGTAGCCTGAAGCATTGTCCTTGATGAACTCAGTGTTCTTATCGATCTCAGCATTGACCTTCTTCAAAGTTGCCGCCTGGTCCTCGTTGGTTGCATCCAGCTGGTTAGCAATAGCAATAAGTTTGCTGTTCGCATCACGGGCTTGCTGTTTGGTTTTGATCTCCTGATTCTGGATATGGATGTAAGCTTCCATTACTTTAATGGAATCGCGCTTTTCTTTCCGGAGGTTTTTTAACTGGACTTCATTTTTGGTGAACTCTGCTAATTGCTCCTTCGTTGCATTCTTAAGACCGTCTGTTTCTTTTTTCAGGTTCTTGTTAGCATCGCCTAATTCAGTAATTCTTTTTGTAGCCTGTCCGGTCTTTTCCATTAGCTTATCGACTCCTATGTCGATTTCAGCAATTTTAACTCTTTCTTGCATTAGATTTGATTGTTATTGATTGATGAATATTTTATGCGGTTTTATAAAGCTTAAAAAGAGTAATTGTCAACGCTCCTGTCAGCTTTTTAAATAATCCCTTGTCAACAGGTTATTAACAAGCGTTTTTATGGAGTGGTGGAGTTTTGAACCCTCATTTTTTATGTTTTTTCGATTAGATCTTTTCCCCCTTTCCACTCTTCCAGAGCGAAACCGTTCATTTCGGCAAACTGATCAATCTCTTTCTTTTCCCAAGTTATTGCAAGGCCTAAACGCGGTTTTTCCGGAGGGAACTGCATATATTTTGGTTTACGTTCTCTAAAGCCGGGGTTCTCTCTTTCCAGCCAAGCCATAAACTGAGGATTTGGATAAACAGTTTTATAGAAAGCTCCCACTATGATTAGATCCTCAATCCCTGCAACCTTAAAACAGTTTTCTCTCTCATCTGTACGTATACCATACAAATGACCTATAAAATTAACTGCAGCCTTAAAAACATCTTTGGTCACGACATTCTTTCCAATGAATTCAACTGGATATTTATGATCCTCCAGTAATTCAATAAATCTTTTAGTGAGAATCACTTCATCATTGAGACAGGACAAAGCCATCCAGTTAGGATAACCTTTTTCAGCCTGGGAAACCGCCTCTAAAATTTGCAGTTCATTTTCTAGCTTTTTATAATCAGTCATTAGGATATTTTTTTAAGCTGTTCTTTTATTTCTAATATTCGTTTTTCACGTTTTTCTGCAGGCATTAAAAGCAGCTCCTCTAATGTTGTACCTTCAGGCTGTTCTGCCCGGGTAAGCTTTGGAACAGTGTATTCACTTAACTTGATTAAAATGTCCATGGCCTTAACTGGATCGTCTTTACCGATCTTTCTCAGCCACTTAGACATATTGTTCAGGTTCTCGGAAATAAGCTTAGTGTAAGCCTCTCTTATCTCCTTGGCTGTTTTGTTCTCGCTACCTTTGGGGCGTCCTTGTCGGTTGATTCTTTTATCTCCTTTCTTGAATGGCATTATTGTTATTTTATAGTATTTTACAGTGAAATCTTTTATTCCTGCTCAGGCTGGCCCTCGCTCTTCTTCCACCACTTATATTTCTTGTTTATGGAGTGGTAATCCTTAGCGGACCAACCACAGCCTTTACTATTTTTCTTTTTGTTGAAGCCTCTTAGCTTCGTTTTCTTCCTTTTCCCCATTAGCTGTACTTATCAAGGAAGAGAGGTCTTTCCTTTATCCCCTGGGTTTCCTTCCAGAACACCTGCATCTTTTCAATAAGCACCTCCTTATCTAATGAGCCGTCGTAATAGATTCCCATTGTAGTTTCAAGAAGTGTCATAATCTGAGGCACTGACAATTCCCTATTTTCTATGAAGTCTATTAGATCCTGGAAAGAATTGATCTGTATGGTATTATTCTTTTCCATTTGGCAAATTGATTATTACAGGCGTGAAAGTTTCCTCATCCGTTGTAATTTCGGTCTTGTTCAGCTTTGGCACATGATATTCCATAAGCTTTAGCATTACTTCACAATAATCCTTTCCTTCAAGTTTTTTCAGCTCCTTTTTAAATTTGGGGAAGTTCCCTTTTACTATGAGTGAAATCTTTTCCCTGGATTCCTTACTAAGATTGTTAGGTTTTCCTTTTCGGCTGGATTTGGCTCCAGCTTTCGCTGCGGTTGTTGATGTGAATGACATAATTTGATTTTTTGATTGATGATGTTACTAATGTTATTTTAACGTGGTTCAATTCATTAAATGGTTTTCCGTAATACTTCGCCTGTAAACATGGTCCAGGATCTTGTACCATTGCTTCGGGTTCCTTGGATCATAATACCAGAACCAGTAACTCTCCAGCTCTTTAAAGCTTTCGAAGGATCTTAGATAATTCAGCAGCTTTAAAGCCTTATCATCTGTGATTCTCTCTTTCTGGGCTCTTGAGAGAAAAAGCTGATCCACTTGAGCCATGGAAAGAGCTTCATCTTCTAAAATCCGTACCCTCTCAGAAATTTCGTTCTCTCTAGCTATGGTGGCTAAATCCTTCATTTCTTTAAAATTTTGTAGGAATTCTGTACTGCTCCCTCTTTTGGTCTTTCCATTTGTTGTACTTATTCAGAACCCGACCAACATATTCCCGGTTCAAGAATTGATAATGAGGTGTAGGTTCTCCATGTACTCCATCCCGGTCCAGGCAAAAAGCATATTCAATTTCTTCAAGGGAAAGGCCTCTGTGATTAGTTATTAGACCGTTCACGATATCTTGTTTAATAAATGGATCAATATCTTGTTTCAGCCCTGTAAAAACAGCAATACGGGTGAAAATAATAGAAACTCCCAGAGATAGTTCCTGATCTGGCAGGTTACATATTTTTGTGAACTCCTTTGTTTTATCAAAGAAATCTCTATCGCACAACTGACCAACCTTCTGGATTGCTAAGTTTATTTCCTTCTTCTTCTGTGAGACGGCCAACTCTTCGGCCTTCTTGCTGATTAGTTTTGACATTATAATTGGGTTTTTGGGGATTATTAATTTGTTTTTCTCGATCTCTGTCTTCGTCGATCCAGTTTTGAGCAAGAGGTTTCCAGGATTCAATTCTGGCACCTCCTATTTTCCAGCCTCTAGCATCGTAATTCCGCCAAAACCTTTTTCCTTTTTTTTCAGCAGCATTTACATCTAGGCCATTTTCATTAAAAAACTCTTTTACATCATTTAAAGAAGGGGGAGCGAAAACCCTCTCTTGTTTTTGATTTAATGGTTTTTGATTTACTTGTTTGTCTAAGGGTACAGTGCTGTCCTCCCGCTGTATATTCGCTGAATCAAGTGCTGACTTATCTGCTGTATTAGTTGCCGACTTAAATTTTAATGCGGCAGGAATTCTTACAATATTAGCAGTATTCTGATTTTTTGATTTCTTAATTATCTCAATAAACCCCCATTCTATAAGCTCATTGAATGCATTATAGAAGGTGTTTTTTGACTTAATACCTGTAGCCTCCATTGCATTGGTTGTAGGAAGTCCAAATTTCTCTTTCCACCCCAGGCGGTTATTTAGGTCCAAAGCAAAAAAGTAGATAGCAGTATGAGCTGCTCTTACTTTTTCCGGATTATCAAAGCACCAGTTAAAGTATTCTCTTGAAATATTGAATAAGTTAGTCGTCATTACTTTCCTGTTTAATGGTTGCAAAAAAGGACTGGCTTCAACTTATCGAAGCTACTTTTCACAACTGGATCCTGTATCGGCAAAGGACCATCATTGAAATAACGAAAGATGTGTTTTATAAGCTGACCAGCTTGTTTATCGGAGAGAGCCTCAAAAATTTCTTGATGATCAACAATTGAAAAAATGATTCTTAAAGAAGTTTCTGAGGAGTGGAATTTTTGTATCTTGTGCATTATTTTGAGTTTTTGGGAAACTGTAAAATATTTAACCCGGAATGGCGTGGGGCCTCTTCCGGGTTTTTTTATGCTAATGAATGTTTAGCGGCTTTGCTTCTGATTTCTTCATCAGAAAGAACCTTATTTCTCAACATCCAGTTTTCTAATTCCGTAGTTTTGAAATAGAGCATTTTCCCATCTGGTTTGTAATGTGGAATTGAACCCCTATGAGTAAGCTTATACATCCAGGATTTGGAAAGACCTGTATATTTACAAGCTTCCTGAAAATTTAATACTGGTTTTAGAAAATATAGCTTTTCTTCTAATTTTAAATCTTGAGAATTCATTTTTCAAACTGTTTAATTTAGCAGGTTGACTTTGCGCAAAGCCGCTATTAGTGATTAATAACAGTTCGAAATTAAGCAGGGAAAGAAAAAGAAAAGCAACTTGGGTAACCCGTGGGTAGTTACCAAAATTTTAAATGGAGGGAAATTTTTTGTTTTGAACGATATCAAGATCGTTTTTAGCTGCCATAATTACATTTGGTTTATCCGGAAAGTTGCTCTCTATAAAAGTGAGTGCATTTTTAATTTTCGAATCTCGAGAAGGTTTTAACCTAATATCTTTATAGCGCTCTATTTCTTTGAAATTTTTTCGAACATTGGTAATACTGGCACCTCCCGATATTTCAGAGAAATGTTTCCAATCCTTTTCATTTCCGATATGATCATATAATTGATATTCGCCACTTTGAACAAAATAGTAAGCCAAATAAGCGGCTTCAAGAGCAGTAAGTTTTAGATCCTGTGGTAAATCCTTACCTTCTTTATAAGGTAGAACTGTCTTTTCTATTGAATCAGGACTAAGTTCTGCTGTAAGAAACTGATGATTTTTATAAAGGTCTAAATAAATTATTCCGCATATATACAATAAGTCCAAAGCTCCTATCTGGGCTAACCTGTTTTTAATAATTGGCCCTAAAACATCTAATTCTAAATCTTCCTCTTGTAATAGCTTTAAAAAAGTTTTATTCTCAGGTTCCAGTTCACCCTTTTTTAAAAAGTCATTAAGAAACCGTGTATTAGCTGAAATATTAAAATATTTAAAGATGTTTTTGATTTCAAAAATTTCATCATTTATTGTCTTAATTTCCTTTTCTATAAAAGCGTTCTTAGTTTTTGAATACTCAGTAAAAAAATGAGAATCAACATTCTTTGATGTATTTATTTCAAATAAAACTCCAGGGAAATATACTTTTGTGTAATATTCAAAGTTTAAAGATTTGGAATACAGACCAAAAGTGACAAATGCATTATTTTTGATTTCCTCACTAATGGGGAGAAATAAATTTATTGAAGTGCCTAACCCCTTTTCAGGGTCATTAATATTTTTTGTCTCAAAATCGCTCATATCTCAATATCTGGAAGGTTATTAATAGCTTCATCTTTTAGGCGCTCAACGTGGTTTAAATACTTCAAGGTGGTTTTAGTTGATGCGTGGCCCATTGCATCCGCAACGCTTTTTAAGTTGGCCCCGTTCATCAGCAACAAACAGGCGAAGCTGTGCCGGGCGCAATAGAACGTTATTTTCTTATCAATTTCAGCGCGCTTGAGCCAGTATTTCAAGTTCTTGTTAACTGCATTATGACTGATCGTATTTATTTGGAAAACATTCTCTTCTTTTTTCCCAGGCTCGCCAAGAAGGCGAATAGCTGCAGTGCTCAATTGATTATTAATTGTAGATCCTGTTTTTTTCCGTTTAGTTACCAAACGGCCTTTTTTGATCTCACTCCATTTAAGATCATTGACCTCTGCTAATCCTAAACCAGTGTAGCAGCAAAAAAGAAACGCCCGCTTTACTTCGGAATTCCCGCAATGTGTTTTGGATAGGATCCGGAGCTCATCAATGTCAAGAATCTCTTTTCTTAAATTATCTTCCTTATTTGGATTTTTAAAAATTATATCCGCTGTTGGCATCTCAGAAATTAGACCTCTTATTTTAGCGCTTTTAAGCAGCTTTTTAAATCGAGTGAAATAATTATGAGGTGTTTCACCCGATAGCTCCTTAGAAGCTAGAAGGAACTCCCTGTATCGCTCCATTAGCTCGGGAGTAATATCTGAAACGTGTAAACTTTCAGAATCTACCATTTCCTTGAATTTCTTAACCGCTGCAGTTACTATCCGATTATCTCGTTTAGTGTACTTTTTCAGAAAATCATTAGAGAAATCCTCAAAACTTATTTCCCGCAGGTGATCCGGTGTATAACTGGTTCCTTTGCTGATCAGTTTTATTTGTTCCTGGGCGGCCCTTTCCTCGGCAATTCGTATCTTTTCTTTCCGCTTTGTAGGACTATCCTTTTTCGGGCCCTTAGTGATTACTCTAATCCCTAGGAATTTGTAAGTTCGCTTCTTACCTTTCTGGTGGATATCCAGGTAAAAGCTCTTACCGTTCTTGATTTTCTTCTCTCTTAATTGTACCGACATTGTTTCTTAAGTAACAAACGAGTAACAAATATAATACAATTAAAGGAAATTAAAGGAAAACACACAAGGCAAATAAATAGCTAATTCCTTGATATCATTGGCTTTTAATGATCTTTTATTTTCCCTTGTTTTCTTGGTTCGATTCCCGCCTCGAGTACTTTTAAGACATCAAATAAGCTCAAAACCCCATAAACTTCACTGTTTATGGGGTTTTTCTTTTTTAGCCATATCAAATAGAACCATTTAAAATCAAATAAAAGGTGTCCCATTCGGTGACCTTTTCAAAATTCCAAAATAGGTCACCGAATGATGTTAAAGTGTTTGACACATAGGTGTTTATGGCTAATTAGTATCCTTTTATTTATTTATATTTAGACAAATAAAAAGGTATAAATCATGCAAAATCTATTATCAGTTCTTTTTTATGTCAAAAGAAATAAAGAAGATAAGCAGGGAAAAGTGCCCATTTACATGCGCATCACTTATGATGGAAAAAGAGCCGAGGTGAGCGCGATGAGGAAAGTTGAAATATCTAAATGGAATTCAAAAGGTAATATTGTTAAGGGATATTCGGCGGACTCAAAGCTATTAAACAGGCACTTTGAAATAATGCGAAACCGGGTTCATGAAATTCATCAAAAATTATTACAAGACCACCAAGATATCAATGCTAACCTAATTAAGGATATTTATCTCGGGAACACAAATGATAATAAATTTATCCTGGAGTTGTTTGAAGAACATAATAGCAAGATGTCAAATCTTATAGGTAAAGATTATTCCTTTCGTACCCTTCAAAGATATAGAACCACCCAAAAACACTTGTCTGCCTTTATTAGCTCCTCTTATAAAAGAAAAGATTATCCGGTAAAGGATATCGACACGCAGTTCATCAATGCCTTTATCTATTACCTCAAGACAGAGCTGAACCATACCCACAATTCCGCCTTGAAGCACCTCTCCTATCTTAAGAAAATAGTTAGAATGGCCTTTGCCAATGGCTGGATGGAAAAAGATCCCTTTTATAATTTTAAGCTCAAAACAGAATCAATTGATCGGGAATTCCTGACAAAAGAAGAAATCATCAAAATCATGGAAAAGGAGTTTTCTACTCCCAGAATAGAAAATGTCCGGGATGTATTCCTTTTTTCGTGCAACACGGGATTAGCTTATTCAGACGTTGAGAAATTGACTGCCGATAATATAGTCAAAGGCATAGATGGTAGCCTCTGGATTAAAATTAAAAGGACTAAAACTAAATCCCTGAGCAGCATTCCATTGCTTCCGATTGCACAGAAATTAATAGAGAAGTATAAAGATGTGGAAAATCAAAAAGGAACTTTATTTCCTGTTTATTCCAATCAACGTATGAACAGCTATTTAAAAGAAATAGCTGAACGCTGTGAAATTAAAAAGAACCTGACATTTCATATGGCCAGACACACCTTCGCAACTACTGTTACACTTACTAATGGTGTACCGATAGAATCTGTAAGTAAAATGCTAGGCCATCGATCTTTAAAAACCACACAACATTATGCCAAGATTCTTGATGAGAAATTAAGTGAGGATATGAATTCTTTAAAGGAAAGAATTTCTGCAGCTGAAAAAATTAAATCCGGAAAATAGAGGCTATAAAAACTAACATACCTATTCTTTCTTTTCATTATCTTTAATTGGTTAACGGTAAGAAAGATAGCATGTTTTTAGAGCGTATAGCGATTCTCACTCTTCAGGTGAGGGCAAAACTTTTCACCTTAATTAATTATCTCCTGCGTGAGACAGGTTCACAACTAGGTCAAATCTTCTTCACCTGCTGCCTTATCTTTCTGACCGGACTCCTGCTTTACACCTGGACCATAGCTTATGCCCTATGGTTTAAAATCAGTTTTACTATTATTTATTTGGTATCCAGTTTACTCTGCATTTCAGCCATTCATTTTATTATTAATCGAAAAAGGATCAGGAACAGGTCCGATATCCTGGAGGTGTATTCCTTGAAGGATGAGGATTCAAAAGAGTTTCAGCATTTTAATTTAAAAGCCATTCCGTTAACCAATGTTCAGGCGAATGCCGTTTTTAAAGCTTTTTCAGTGAAATATCTCGGCGGAAGTTATCACAGCTTTAATTCTTTAATACGATTAGAGCCAGTTTCAAACGAGGACCGCCTGGAATGGAAAGATGCTTCCCCTAAAAGACCAGAACTTGTAAACCGGCAAACCCTGCTGGAATTTCTCAGCCATTTGCTGGTCGGTTTTGAAAACCTGGAGAATCATCAAATGATAGTACTGGTTGAACACTATTTCATCCTTAAAAGTCCTGCAGGTATCGAGCAGAATTTATCTTCCAAGAATATCTCCGACTGGAGAATCAACAAAGCAGCTTACCTAAAGGAGGTTTCCAGGCTCTTTCAGCACAACCTATAAGGTAATTACGATTAGATTACCTGTTACGGTATTGATTTACAGACTTTTTAGTTGGTCATTTGTTTCTATAACCAAAAGACGACAGGACTTGTTGCCTTTTTAAAAATTAGAACTCATGGATGACTTAAAACTGAATGATCGATTGATGCGCATTGAGCAACTGCTAATGGTGCACAAAGAAGTGCTTACGTTGGAGGAAGCCTGTGATTATACTGGGATTACCCGGGGCTACATGTACAAACTTACTTCCGCCGGAAAGATCCCTTATTCAAAACCCCTGGGAAAAAAGATTTACTTCGACAGGAAAAAACTCAATGCCTGGCTACTGAAAAATCCAAAATCTTAGGTGTTATGAACGGCTACGAATTTTCCAGATCATGGTTCGATTTCAGCTTTACCAATCGCCATAAGGTAAAGCCAGCCCATACTGCAGTCTACTTCTTTGCCATAGAAACCTGCAATAGGTTGGGATGGAAAGATGAATTCGGATTTCCCACCACTCTAGCAATGGAAGCTGTGGGAATTAAAAATTATAAAACCTATATCCGTACCCTTGAAGATCTTGTGGATTGGGGATTTATAAAGTGGATCCAGAAAAGCAGGAACCAGTACACTGCCAATGTCATTGCTTTGGTAAAAAATAGCAAAGCACAACCCAAAGCATTGAACATAGCTTTGTCGGGGCATAGTACAAAGCAGGTCCGGAGCATTGCCAGTATAAATAAACAATTAAACCATAAACCAATAAACCTAAAACAATTAAACCATGGAACTTTTTTAAAGCAGCCATTGTTGAAAATTGACAAGTCTGAAATTCCGGCAGATTGCCTGGGCTATTTCGAATGGGCAGTTAAATTCCAGGAGCTTTTTCTAAAAAACCTTAAAAACAAAGGCGCACCAACAAAGAAAACAGAAATGGCAGATCTACGGGAGTGTTTATCGCCGATTCGTCTGATGATTGAGAGAGACGGAGTTTCCGAAAATCAGTTACAAACAGCCTATGAGCTGCTTAATGGCACCGATGAATTTTGGAAAGGGATTGTCCTGGACACGAAAAAACTGCGCGAAAAAATAGGTCAGCTGATCGCACAGGGGAAACAACCGGTCAAAATAAAAAATATGGACCTTATGGTTCAGGATAAAATAAGAGGTTATGATTAGTTCAGAAATTATCTCAAGGCATATTTCTCCACCAACAAAAATTGGTATCGATAACCAATGCCTTGTAAGCAAACAGCTTTTCTGGAAGCTTTTCAGAAAACAGGCACCCGGATTCCGTATTAAAAAAGAAAACGAAAAAATAATCTATTCGGTGTTCAGATATTTTTTGCAAAATCCTGATTTTAACGAATTCGGCATCATCAAAAATAAAGCAGATTTAACGAAAGGATTATTAATATACGGCGATTACGGAGTAGGTAAATCTACGCTGTTTGATGCTATTCACGAGGTGGGAAAAGTGATTGTTACCCGTACCAGGAATACCCAGCTTTGGTTTCCACGGATATCGACCATAAATATGCTCACCAGGTACTATGAAGCTCAAAAAGACCCTGCAAGCAACTTTAAACTGGAAAGCTACTACCACGGAAAGCTTTATCTGGACGATTTGGGGAAAGAAGACAAAGCCTATAACAGGGAAGAGCTCATCGGGAAATTACTCTTTGAAAGACACCGAAGGAAATTAAAAACTTTTGTGACCACCAATGAAAAACCATCGGCCATTGCTGCCAGGTACGGAAACCACATAGGAGACCGGTTGCCGGAGATGTTCAATATCATCAAATGGGAAGGAGAAAGCTGGCGAGAATGATTCAAACTTAAAAGTCCTCACCACATTTCCCACGCCTTCCCAAAAGCTACGTCTTAGGAAAAAGAGATTCGTCGGAAATAGGATTTGGAAGTAAATCAAAAATAGGATGCGCTGTGACATTCATCTATAAACTCTCAGCGGTTTTAAAAAGATAATTGAATTAAAACTGGAATTTTTGACTTACCTCCTCTACCATGTTTTGAACTTAAAAACTTTTCAGATAAAAGTGGATCATTTTGATGATGTTAGAATTCTTTATTAATCGATTAACATAGATAGGATTCCGATTTTTATGATTTAAACCTACTCTTAAAAAGCTGTTTAAATTCTAATAGCATAGCGAATGGAATTTGAATAGCAAGAGGATAACCTGCTAAAGCGAGGTTATGTCATTCAAATTATTGATATTCAGTATTTTAAAAATTTTAATTATTTGAACTTTGGTGTAAAAACACTCAATATCATCTTTTAACTATTGAAAACACTACGATCATTTACTGTAAGCATTTATTATATGAATACTTAATATACTGTATTTCAATTAATTAATAATAAGATTTCAAACTACATAGAAGTATCAATGGAGCAAAAAGTAGTGAATCGTTCTGCAAAGCCTTATCAACAAAGAAAAAATATACTGTAATGGAAACAATTAAAATTAAAAAAAGCCAGTTTTCGGCGATTAGTATCAATCGTATCACGGCAGAAAGATTTCGTACGTTTTCTAAAAAAATTGCCACCTCCCATTCGTCCACACTGGATGACATGATGGACTTTTTTGAAGCCACAAAGATCTCCCCCAGGAATAAAATGATGAGGAATTATCTCGGCCTATACAATTACCTGATATTACGTTTGGATTATATTGTGGAATTAATACGGGAACAGGAACAAAAATACCATAAGCCTACCTATGAGCTACTTGCGGGACTTTTTAAGCAAGCTGAGAGAATGGAAGCAAAAGCACCTCCTCTGGAGGAAAACAACATCAGTAAATTGACCCGCGAGGAACGGGAGCTGGAAGAGGAAAAAATTTCTCTGAAAGACTACAATTTACTCAAGAAGGCACGGAAAAAGGATCGAGAGGAATTTTCAGGAATGCTGTCAAAGATAATTAACGGGATAGAAGAGGTGAAACCTACCTTTGGTAAGCCATACCGTAAAATAGAAATAGATTTTAATGAATTGCATATTCTTAAAAGAAGATATCAAAAATGGTAG